CCACCTACGGCGGCACCGTCGACATCTCCCGCCAGGACATCGACTGGACCAGCCCGTCCGCCTGGGACATCCTGATCCGCGATCTGGCGCAGGTGTACGCGGTGCAAACCGAGACAGCGGTCGCGTCCGCGTTCGTGACCGCCGCCACCGGCACCAAACCGCCGGCGCTGCCCGCCACCCCGGTGCTGGCCGACTGGGCCAAAGGTCTTTACACGGCGGCCATGCACTCCTACCAGGCCAGTTTCATGATGCCGGACCGGGTGTGGTGCAGCCTGGACGTGTGGGCCGCTCTGGGGTCGCTGGTCGACGTGGCCCGGGTGGTGTTACCGGTGGACGTCAACCGGGAGATGGGCGCCCCGGGCACCTCGAACCTGGCGTCGTTCCAGGGCGACATTTTCGGTTTGCCCCGCATCGTGGCGCCGACACTGCCGGCCAAAACGTGCATCGTCGGGCCGAGCTCGCTGTACGAGGTGTACGAGGAGGTGATCGGGCTGCTGTCGGTGATCGAGCCCAGCATCCTGGGTGTGCAGGTGGCCTACGGCGGCTACTTCGCCCAAGGGTCGCTGGCCCAAACCGCGTTCGTGCCGCTCGACCTGTCCGCGGCCACCCTGCCCACCGCACTCGAGGCCGAGGCCGAAACGCCCCCTAGCGACGAGCCGCCCGCCGAGGCGTCCCGGGCCCGTAAATAGCCGGGGATAGGGCGGTGGCGTACTACCCGAAACTGCAGGAGGTCCGGTCGCTGCTGCGCTTGCAGCCCGACCCGGCCGAAGACGGGATTATCGCCACCGCCCTAGCCGCCGCCGTCGACTACGCCAACCGTCGGCTCAACTACCGCTACCCGATCCCCCCCTACGACGACGGCAACCTGCCCGACGCCGCCCACGAAGCCTGTCTGCTGCACGCGGCCCGCCTGTACCGGCGGCGGGATTCGGTCGACGGCACCATCACCTGGGGGGATATGGGCGGGGTGCGCGTCGGGCGCACCGACCCCGACGTCGAAGCGCTTTATGGGGCGGTGGGCCCGGTGGTGTTCGGGTGAGCTGGTCGCGGGCGGCGGCCGCCGAGGCCGTCGCCCATGCCATCGGGGTGGCCTGCGGGGAGACCGTTACTGTTTTCGCCAAGCCGCCCCAGACGCTCAATCCTCCCGCCATCGTGGTCGGCCGGCCTGTCGAGGTCCGCTATTCGGATTTCGCTCTGGCCGTCGACGACGCCGAACTGCCGGTCGTCTGCGTCGGCGCCGCCGACGGGGACGACACGGTAGACCAGCTCGTTGCCCTGGTCCGGTCTTCGTTTCCGGATCCGACCCTGGGCGGGGCGGTCGCGAGCTGCACCACCTCGCTGGAACGCAACTGGCGCAACGTCAACATCGCCGGGATCGATCTCCTCCAAGCGGAGGTCGTTCTGGCTATCCGCATGTAAGGAGAGCTGTTTATGACCATGACCGAAGACGCCCCGCCCTTTGAACCTCCGGAGATAATGCTGACCGCGGCCGGGGATCCCACCCCGCCGACCGCTAGCCCGCTCATCCTCAACGACGCCTATTTCGAGCTGGGCGGCGTCAACCTGCGCTGCCTGGTCCAGCATCTCGAGATATCGCCCGAAAACAAACCGGTAACCGTAACCTCCTTCTGCGCCGAGACGGATTACCCCGGTGTGACCAAATGGCATTTGCGAGTGACGTTCTACCAATCCTTCGACGCCGGGGCTACCTTCGCCACCCTCAACGCCGCCTACAACAGCTATGTGGCTTCGGGGGCGTCGGTGAACTTCAAGGCCCGCGCCTACTCGAGCCGGGTGGCGTCCGCCTCTAACCCGATCATCTCAGGCCAGGCTATCCCCCAGCCGTTCGATTACCTCAACGGCGACGCCGGGGCGGCCGCCCAAATCCAGATCGACTGGAACCTCACCGCCTTCCCCACCGTCGACAGCGGTGCCGTTACCGCCACCGGTGCCACCGCCGGCGCGCCCGGCTATTTCACGCCATCAGGGGCGACGACACCGGCCAACCTGGCCGCCCTGTCCGGGCTCACGGCCAGCCCGTCCGCGACCTGGGCGGCCGGCCAGTATGTGATCACCGCCGACCTGTTGGCGAACAACTGGAACGGCAGCGCCTGGGTTGCCGGTAAACACCCGTAGTGGCCCAGCAGGCTATCGCCCAGGTGGTCGGGCTGAAAGCGCTAATGAAAGACGTAGACCGGCTGTGCAAAAACGAGCGGTCCGCCCTGTTCGCGGCCATGAAAAAAGCGGGCTACCGGGCCGTGTCCCCGATCGTCCCCGCCGCCCGTGCCAGCCTGCCGCACTCGGATCGCCGTCCCAGCCGTACCCATAAACCGGGCGCCCTGGCCGGGTCGCTGCGGGCGTCAGGCTACCGGTCGGGGGCCGGGGTGAGAATGGGCGGCACCAAGGTTCCCTACGCCGGTTGGGTCGAGTTCGGCGGCCGGCGCCCCGACGGGTCCGAAAGGGAATACATCCAGTCCGGGCGTTATCTGTTCCCGGCCGCGAAAGGCGACGCCAGCCGGGCCGTGACCGAGTACACCAAAGAGATCAACGATCTGTTCGGGCGTACGGCTATCTGGACCAACGCCAAAAGCAACCCGGAGAGTGTGCATGACTGACCACGACGCCGCCGTCCCGCTCCCCGAGCTGGTCGAAGTAACCCAGGCTTTCATCGGCCGGCTGCCGTCCCAGCGGATCATCGATCTGCTCGCCAAACTGGAGCCGGGCACCAAGTTCGCGGAACTGATGGAAAACCAGCCGCCGCGCATGATCGCCTTCCGGGCCTTGCTGCGCGACTTCCCGGGCCGCGATCCGACGTCGCTGTGGATGCACGCCTACGACGTGGAGGTGGCCCTGGTCGAGGTGGACCCTACCAACGGCAGCGGGCCGAAACTCTCGCCGCCTTCTGTGCCTATTACAAGCTGAGCCCCTATATGGCCGAAGACCTCGACGACGAACTGTGGGATGCCATGGTGCAGATCATGATCCGCGAGGCCGAGGCCATTAAACGCTCCAGCAATCAGATCCCGAGAAGATAAAACCGTGGCCGGCCCTTCGCTGGTGGTGCGGGTGCTCGGCGATGTCACCGGGCTGGCCAAATCGTTTCAGAACGCCGCGTCGGTCGGTTCCGGTGCCGCCAAATCGATGCAGTCGGCGTTCCGGGGTGTGCTGAGCACTCTCAACTCGACGGGTGTGCTGGGCCCGTTCGGGGAGGCGCTGGCCGGTGTCGACCAGGCCATCGGCAACATCATCGAGCACGGCAAAAAGATCGGCCCGGCCATGACCGGCGCCGGGGCGGCCATCGCCGGGGTCGGGGTCGGCCTGGCGGCCATAGGCTCAAAAGATCAGGCCGCCCACCAGCAACTCCAGGCGGCGGTAGAAGCGACCGGCAAATCCTACGAGGACTACGCCAAAGGCGTCGAGGACGCCATCAAACACCAGGAGAAGTTCGGGCACACCGCCAACGAAACCCAGGACGCCCTACGGGTGCTCACCCAGGCCACCGGCGACCCGGCCAAAGCCTTGCAGCTGCTGAACACCACCAGCGACCTGGCGGCCGCCAAACATATCGGCCTGTCCGATGCCGCCACCAAACTCGGCAAGGTCTACAACGGCAACGCCAAGCTGCTCAAGGAGTTCGGGATAACCGTCCAGAAGACGGTAGATCCGACGAAAGCCGTAGCCGCCGCCACCAAAGGAGCGGAGGCGTCCGATAAGGCGCTGGCGGCCGCTAAACAGCATTTGGCGGTGATCGAGGCCACCGACGCCGGCAAAAAGAAACTGACCGCGGCGGAAGCAGTCCGGTTGAAGATCGCCCAGGACAAGGTGAAGGAGGCGGCGCAGAACGCCATCACCGCCCACAAGAAACTGGCCGACGCCCAGGACGCCGCCAAAAAAGCCACCAAAGATCATGGTGGGGCGGTAGCCGAGCTGGCCACAAAACTGCACGGCCAGGCCTCGGCGGCGGCGGACACCTTCGGCGGGCATCTGGAGGCCATCAAAGCCCACATCGAGGACTCGGCCGCCGCCTTCGGCCAGAAGTACGGTCCGGCTATTACCGCCGCCGGGGCGGGTATGTCGGTCCTGGGTGGCACCATCAGCGCCGCCCAAGGGGTGATGAAAACTTTTAAGGGCGCCCAGGAGGGAGTGACGGCCGCCACGGAGGCCATGACGGTCGCCGAGGACGCCGCCGCTGTTTCCGAAGGTCTGGCGCTCTGGCCGATCCTGCTCATCATCGCCGCCGTGGGCGCTCTCATCGCCGTCGGTTATGTGGTGTACCGCAACTGGAACACCATCTGGGCGGGCATCAAAAAAATAATCCAGGTGGTATGGGACTGGATCAAGAACAACTGGCCGCTCCTGTTGGGCATCCTGATCGGACCGTTCGGGTTGGCTGTCGGCCTGATCATCAAATACTGGCATCAAATCTGGTCGTTCCTGTCCGGCATCCCCGCCGCTATCGCCCGCCTGGCGGCGTCGATGTGGCATTGGGTCTGGGACGAGTTCAACAAGGTACTCGGCGTCCTGAAAGGCATCTGGGCTGGTATCTGGGGTTGGCTCATCACCATCCCCGCCGCCGTCGGGCGGATGGCGGCCGGGATGTGGCACGGTGTCACCGACGAGTTCAACAAGATCCTCGGTTCGCTCCAACATATTTGGACGGGGATCTGGTCGTGGTTTACGGGACTTCCCGGCAAAATCGCCGCCGGCGCCAGCGGCATGTTCAACGGCATCGCCAACGCCTTTATCGACGCCATGAACGCCATCATCTGGGTCTGGAACCGGCTGCACTTCAGCACCCCGAGCTTCCAGCTGCCGTTCCCGCCGCACACCAAGTTCCCCAGCGTCACCATCGGCGTGCCCCAGTTGAACACCATCCCGCACCTGGCCCAAGGCGGCCTGATCACCGCCAACGGGCTTATCTACGCCCACGCCGGCGAGGTCGTCGCCCCGATCGACAAGGTGCCCCGCGGTCCGGCCGTCGTCATAAACGACGCCCATTTCTCGTCCGAGCTCGACGTCGACGCGCTCATGCGTAAAGCGGCCTGGTACGTCCAGACAGCGAGGATCTGATGGCTGGTTGTCTCCGCTCCGCCTGGCTGGTCCTCGGCTCGCAGACGATCCTGCTGGAGGACCCGACCAACGGCTACTTCTGCACCGAACTCAATCTCGGCTTCCCCGAGATCCGCGATGTCGTCTCGAACCGTCCCGACCAGGACGGCGTCGACGACCGCACCCGCTATATGGGCGCCCGGGTCGTCTCGGCGAACATCACCGCGCTAGCCGGCGCCGGCGCCCGCATCGACGCTGTCGCCGCCGGCTTCGCCCCGTTCATGGTCCCGACAGCCCGGCCGGTACTCCACTATGTGCTCGACCGGCCCGGCACCCCCGAACGGACGCTGACCCTGCGCGGCTCGGGCTTCTCGTGGCCGATCGCCGGCCCGTTCCAGCGAGACATCCAGCTGCAATGGGTCGCCGCCGACCCGGTAGCCCGCGACGGGATCACCCACACCGCCACCGCCTGGGCGGGCAGCTCGTCGCCGCCCGGCCGCCAGTACGGCCTGATCTTCAACCGGATCTACCCTCCCGGTTCGTCGGCGCCTACGGCCGGGAACATTCGCCCCAGCGGCGACCTGCCCGTCCAGCCGACGTTCCGTATCTACGGGCCGATCACCAAACCACAGATAAACCTGGTGCTCTACAGCGATGCCACCACTTCGATCGGTAGCGCCAGCATCAACTTCCTGGCCACGTTCACCATCGGCTCCGGCCAATGGGTCGACGTCGACTCGGCCAACAAGACCGCCATGCGCAGCGACGGCACCTCAGTCCAATCGCAGCTCGACTGGAGCACCACCACTTTCCGCGCTATCGGGCCCGCACCGGGCTGGGCGCTGATGGCTCTGTACGGGTCGTCCACGTCGGGAGTAAGCCAGGTTCTGGCCTCCTGGCAGGAGGGCTGGATGTCATGACCTGGCCGCTGGGGCGGGCACCAGAAGGCCCCGCCGTCGACCTGGGCACACCCGAACTGCTGGCCGCGACACCAGGCCCGGTGCCGTCCGGTCGCGGCCGCTGGCGTCTTCTGCTGCTGGCCCGCCAGTTCGCCGACCAAGCCTGGGGGATATCCACGATGGCGGAACTCGCCTCGGCGCGGTCCCGCCGCCTGGAGATCAACTGGAACCAACCAGCCAAACTCAGCTTCACCGTCGACGGCCGCTCTGATGCTGCCGCCGCCACGGTCGAGCTGATGACCGACGTTCTGGCGACCCGCTGGGACGAAACCCAAGGCCTCGATATCCCCATGTTCCGAGGGATCGTCAGTCAAAGCCAGGACGATCTCTCCGAGCAGGCCCACTCCGTCAACTTCGTCTGCCAGGACTACTCCGCGGTGTTGGCCCGCCGGCTGATCACCAGCCTGTATTCGGTCACGCAGAAAGACCAGGACTACATCGTCCAGGACCTGATCACCATCGCCAAAGGCGAAACGGCCAGCAACGGCACCAGCTTCGGGGCGGGCAGCTATCTGCCGCTGTCGTTGTGCTGGGTAAACCCGGACGGCTCGACCCGCGCCAACCCGTCCGGCACATTGCGCGACCGCACCTACACCCCCTCCACCGAGATCGGCCAGACGTTCACCGATCTCGCTGCCGTCATCGGCGGCTTCGATTTCGATGTGCTGCCCATCGGCTCTCCGTTGCCGTGGGGTAGCACCCTCTACGACCGGCTGCGGATCTTCTACCCCTACCAGGGCGTAACCCGATCGGCGCCCGCACTCGTTTACGGCTCGACCGTCTCCACCGTCAGCCGGTCCGTAAACAGCGCCGACTACGCCAACTACTGGCGGGTCATCGGCAACAACGGGTCCAGCGACCCGAACGTCGCCCAGCTCTACGCCGAGGCGTGGAGCGCCGACGCCAACAACGTCACCAGCATCCCCATCGGCCTGTGGATGGGCCACGACGACGCCGCCGACGTGTCGATCCAGTCGACGCTCAACGACAAAGCCCAAGGCGACCTAGCGCTCAACGGGATCGTCGTGCCCACCTACACGCTCGGCCTGCGACCCGGCGCCTACACCTGGGGGAACCCGAACATCGGCGACGTAGTAACGCTCGTCGTCAAAGCCGGCCGGCTCAACGTCAACACCACCGTGCGGGTGCTCGGCATCACCTACGACATCGGCGACGACGGCCAGGAAGACATCGCCCTTACTGTCGGCCGTCCTGTGGTCACCCTGCCCCAACTGTTGAAGCGTCCGGTCACCGACACGGCCGCGCTGACCAGGAGATAACGATGACCCGCTTCACTCCCCAGTGGCTCCAGTCGGGGTCTTATGCCGCCTCCCAGGATCGTCGCCTGATCGGCGCCCTGTGGCCGGCGCCGGCCTGCTCCGGTTGTGCTGTCACCGTCGCCAGCGGCATGACTCTCAACATCGCGGCCGGCCAGGTCGCCGTCCCCTCGCAGAACAACACCGGGACGACCTTGTGCACCTCCGACGCCGTCGAGCAGGTCGTCATCCCGGCCGCCCCGCCGTCCGGCCAGAACCGCGTCGACCTGGTTATCTGCCGGCCCCGCGGTACCGACCTCGACGGCGGCGCCAACAACGACTGGATATGGGACTCGGTGCAAGGCACGGCGGCGGCCTCGGCGACGGTACCGGCCACCCCGGCTGGCACGGTCGCGGTGGCGCAGGTCTTTGTGCCCGGCGCCGCCGCCGCCATCGTCGCCGCCAACCTCACCGACGTCCGCCCGTTCGGGCTCGCCGTGGCCGGCGCACCAGCCCTGCCGCCGCCGGTCACGTCCGGCTCGACCGTGCAGAGCTACGTGGACCAGAACGGCGAAGTGTGGGTCGCCAAAAACGGTGTCAACGCCGGCGCCTGGCGCAAAGCCCGCGACGTGTTGCACGGCCACTGGTATCGGGCGGCGGCCGTCACTTTCACCGCCACCCTGGCCACGCTGGTGTTCGACACCGCCACCCGCGACACCTACGGCCTGTACAACCTGACCTCCGGCGTGTTTACCTGCCCGGTCGCCGGCTGGTATCAAGTGTCCGGTTTGGTGGCGGCAACATTCCAAGCCGTCAACAACGCCCTCAACGTCGGCCTGTACCAAAACAGCGGCCTGGTCGCCTATATCGGGTCGCTGCAAGCGTACGGGGCGTTCGGTATGCGTTTCCCGCTCGGCGCTTGCAACGTGTTCTGCGCCGCAAATGACCAGTTGACGATAGGCCCGCAATTGGCGGCCGGCGGCACCAACACGCCCGGCATCGTCGGCGCAACAAACATGTGGGCCAACATCGACTATCTCGGCGCCGGCTAAAGGAGGCACCATGTCATATCAGGCGCAAGCCCAGCTCGAAGCCGACTACTGGTTCCAACAGCGGTCCCGGGCCGCCGCCATCCAACAGGCCGAATTCTACAAAGACGACCAACGCCCCGACTTTGTGGCCGTGGCGGACGCCCTGCTACGCGACGACGCCGGCCTCGCCGCCACCTTCACCCGTCTCGCCGCCGCCGGCCCCGGTATCGCCGACAAGGTCGACAACGGTGACGGCACCATCGACCAAACCAAAGTAAGCGACGCCGACCTGCTGTCACTCACCCAGGCCAACTGGCCGGTCGTGGCCGGCCTGTACTTCGATTCGACAGGAGCCCCCAAACCATGAGCGACACCCCACCCGAACCCGTCGAATGGCCCGACCCGGCCGACGACCCCGACGAAGAACCCGACGAGGACTGGGCCCGCGACGACGATGCCTCTTGACCGGGTCCCGTATCCGACCGCCAACTACTCGAGCCGGGGCGGGGCCGCCGTCTCGCTGATCGTCGTGCACACCGCCGAGGGGGCCACCAACATCGCCGACCTGGGCGCCTGGTTCGCCAACCCCGCCTCCGGCGTCTCCAGCCATGTCGGCATCGACGACACCCCCAACACCGTCGGCGAATACGTCCGCCGCGACTACAAAGCGTGGACGGCCGCCAACGCCAACCCCGTCGCCGTCCAAGCCGAACTGTGCGCGTTCGCGGCCTGGACCCCCGCCGACTGGGACGACCACCCCGACATGCTCGCCAACACCGCGGCCTGGATCGCCGAAGAGGCCGCCTACTTCGGGATCCCCATCGTCAAACTGTCCGCCGACGAAGCCCAGGGCGGCGGCACCGGTGTCTGCCAGCATGTCGACCTCGGATCGTGGGGCGGCGGGCACTGGGACTGCGGTCCCGACTTCCCGATCGACCAGGTGCTAGAGATGGCGGCGGGAAGTTCACCGCCCCCGACGCCGGCACCAACTCCCCCACCGGTACCGGCGCCGGGCGGGGCGCCCCCGTTTCCGTACCCGCCCTCCGACTATCTCGGCCAGCCGTCCGCCGACCCTCACTGTCATTCCGGCTACTACGGCGGCGTGGATACAACGAATGTCCGCACGTGGCAGGCTCGCATGTACGACCGGGGATGGGCGCTAGACGTCGACGGCTGCTACGGCCCCGACTCGGAGAGCGTGTGTCGCCAATTCCAGGCCGAGAAAGGGCTGGCTGTCGATGGGATGGTCGGCCCGTCCACCTGGCAGGCGTCGTGGACCATGCCCGTCACCTGACCATGTGGACCCGGCCAAGCTTGTCGCCATCGTCACCGGGCTAGGCGGCCTGGTGACCGCCTGCGCCGGCGTGCTGCTCGCCGTGCGCGCCGCCCGCGACAAGGAACGCAAAGCCGCCAAAGCCGAGATCCAAGAACTGTCCACCGAACTAACCGACGAACGACACCAGCGGCTTAACGCGGAACGCCACGCTTACGAGATGGCCCTACTCCTGGCCCGCCACGGCATCAACCCCGATGAACCCGCGTAGCCCGCTAGTCGTGTTCGTGGTGGCCGGGGTTCTGCTGGGCTGCTCAGTGGCGGCCACCGCCTACGCCCTCAACAACAACCCCACCGTGGCCGTCCCCGGCCCGCCCGGCAAAACCGGACCCACCGGCGCCACGGGTGCTACGGGTGCCACTGGGGTGGCCGGGCCGCCCGGACCGAAAGGAGCGACCGGTGCCACCGGACCAGCCGGAGGAAATGGATCGCCAACTGCGGGCACGGCGGGAAGCGTGGGAGCGACAGGCTCGACAGGCTCGACAGGAGCGACCGGCGCCGCCGGTTCGACGGGCGCGACCGGAACGCAGGGTCAACCCGGTGCAACTGGCCCACCTGGCGCCACCGGACCTGCTGGCCCTCCTGGGCCTAGCGGACCCGCCGGCAAAACCGGCCCGGTAGGCCCCGCCGGCGAACGGGGCGCCACCGGACCGTCCGGGCCCACCTGCCCCACCAACCACACCTTCGAGGCCGTCACCGTCAAAACCGCCAAAGGCGGCACCATCGACATCCTGGCCTGTGTCGCGGGGTGAACGCCGCCTGATCATCATCCTGATCTGGGCCGCCATCGCCGCCGGATCCGCGGCGATCGGCGAACTCGTCTACCTGCTTCTGCGCTGGATAGGGGTCTAGCGCAGCTAAGCGGGAAGCTGCGCGGTGGCCTGCTTCAAGTAGCCGTCCGCGGCGTCCACATCCCTGAGTGCCGCCTGGATCTGAGAGTCATCGTTGTTTTTGACGCCAACGCTGCACTCCATCCCCGCGCGGGCATAACCGGCCAAGGCGGCCTGCCAGGGCGTGTTCACGTCCGGATCGGGGGCGGCCGGATCGTCTCGTAAAGTCTGCGCGTCGGCCAGCAACTTCACGCAGTCAGCGTTAGTGCCGCCGAAGGTCGCGAAGTCGGCTTTCAGCGCATTGAAATCGGGTTTGATGCTGTCATACCAGGAAGCCAGCTTGGCGGTGCTGGACGACGTGTGGTGGCTCGCGCCGGCGTGGCTGGTGCTGCTGCCGCAGGCGGAGAGCCCGACCCCGGCGGTGGCCAGGGTGGCGAGGAGAAGGTTGCGGGTTCGGGTTGATCTCATGACCGCGGTATCGACCCAGGCACCTCACCGCTTGAGAACTTTTGGTAACTCGGATTCCAGGTGGGGGTATTAGCGGCGGCCCGGCGGGCCTCGGTAGGGCGTGTCATGGTTCGCCACCCTGTTCGTCGTCTGCGCCGCCGGAGCGGCCGTCTCCGCCCTCAAACAACTGTGGGGCTGGTGGCGTCGGCGCCCGCGAAACTCCCCGCGAAACTCCCCGCGAAACGCCTGGCGGCGTCTGATGGCATGTCGTGGCCGTCGGCACCGAAACGGCACCTGACCTGCGGTTCTCTTGTCGCCAGCAATGTCGGACGTCGCCGACATTCACCGACATTTCCGACTTTGGATCCGGAAGTTGAGAGTTCGAGTCTCTCCCCGCCAGCCAGAAAGTGCAGGTCAGACGGCAAATCCGGACCGGACGGGAGGACCCGAGTTGTGTCGGTAACCGCGAAACCCGCGAATGGACACAAGCGACGGCATGCTACGATGGCGACATGAGCGACACGACAAGTGGTCCGGAGCCGAGCCTCGCCGAGGTTCTCGCCGCGGTCCGCGACCTGCGGACCACGACCGTCTCTGGCATGGCCGACACCCGCCGCGACATCCAGCGGCGCCTCGCCGACCTCCAGCGCAACATCCACCTCGAGATCCGCGCCTTCGACGCCCGCCTGGCCGTCATCGAAGCCGCCGTCGAAGACGTCCGCGGCCTCGCCCACGAACTCCTGGCCGTCGCCCACACCCACCCCGACCAGCCATGAGCACCGCCGTATTTCTCACCACCGTCATCGCCCTCGGCGTCTTCATGCTGGGCACCGTCCTGGCCCTGATCTGGCATCTCGGCGGCCGCATCGACCGCATGGAACAACGCCT